CTTACTCAAACCACCATGACAGCAACATACCAGACAAATCTCACCGATACAACTTACAACGGTTGGACAAACTATGAGACTTGGAACGTTGCACTGTGGATCGGTAATGATGAGAGTCTTTATCACTTAGCAAGCGAAGCTGGTAATTATTCAGACTTTGTAGATGCACTCGAAGCATGTACATTTAATGACCTAGAAACCCCTGACGGTGTTAAGTACCGCGACCCTAAAGTTAACACATTAGAACTCAATTCTGATTGTTACTTTGGCGTCTAATCGCACTGGGGCAGAGCTTGACTTTGCCCCTGTAGTCTGTTAGAGTATGCGTATAGCAATCGGCAGTTATTATGCGGTTTATTGTTATGCGGCGCGGGGGGCGTGATAAAAACGCTTAACTACCCTAACCTACAGAGGTGACAAATCGATCTGTAAATATCACTCTCATAAAAAAATTCCCGGATATGAAAAGAACACCGTATTGGAATTTCTGGAAGGTTGTATTAGCAGGTTGGTGTATTCGATATCCAAAAACAATGTCCAAGGTGGTATTAATACCTCTTGGATTTTTTATTGTTCTGATATATAATGCCCTTACGAGTTAGATAACTAGAAAAAAATCCCGGAGGTAAAATGAACAACACAAAGATTTTTCACATATATGCTAAGAGAGAATGTATATACAACAATTTAACAGAGGAAGAATTTAATATTAAATGGACTGAATTAACTGCAATGGTAGGGTTATTACATACTGATTATTCGCCCATTGATTTTTCTTATGAGGAAGTACTGAAGTATCACGGTGGTTATTGTGGTAATACCACTACAGAACCTGCAGGTGAAGATAGTTATTGACACAATACATAGACCATACTATAATTGAATTGAGTTACTAAGACTTATGGCAAAAGGATTTACAGTTAAAGCAAATACTCCAACGAAGCAAAAGACTGAGGAGTGGGATATTGCTGCTATCAAAGAACGTATGAGAGGTAAGACGATTGTATTCTGTCTACCTGGACGCGGAGTATCATATATCTTTCTAAAGAACTTTGTACAACTTTGTTTTGATATGGTACAGAATGGTATGGCCATTCAGATCAGTCAAGACTATAGTTCTATGGTAAACTTTGCACGTTGTAAGGTACTTGGTGCAAATGTATTACGTGGACCTGATCAAATTCCATGGGATGGTAAGTTAGAGTATGATTATCAACTATGGATTGACTCGGATATTGTCTTTGACACAAACAAGTTCTGGCAGTTATGTGATCTTTCTGTTCCAGCAGAAGGTGAAGAGCGTGGCATTACTTCAGGTTGGTATGCCACTGAAGATGGACACACAACCTCTGTCGCACATTGGTTAGAGGAAGATGACTTCCGCAAGAATGGTGGAGTGATGAATCATGAGACTGTAGAGTCTATTCAGAAGCGTCGTAAGCCCTTTACTGTTGACTACACTGGTTTTGGGTGGGTCATGATTAAGAAGGGTGTCTTTGAGGATTCTAAGATGAAGTATCCTTGGTTTGCTCCTAAGATGCAAGTCTTTGAATCTGGATCTGTTCAGGATATGTGTGGAGAAGACGTATCATTCTGTCTTGATGCTATTGAGGCAGGTTATGAGATCTGGTGTGACCCCCGGATCCGCGTTGGGCACGAAAAAACTCGCGTAATCTAACGTGTCTCGTTTTAACTTATATTATGATAATGAATTGATTTGTAGCGACCTCTCGTTTGAAGATGCAGCAGAGGTCCTACAAGACTTATCAGAGAAGTTCTTTTCTGGTGAGGGTACTATTGATCCAAGTAAAATTAATCTCAAGGAGAAAAATTAATTATGGCAAGAGGTAGAATTGGGATCTCTGGTGAACAGATGATCGAATCAAAACCAAAAAAAACTCGTCAAGGTATGGGTAAGCACACTAAGTATGCGGCATCCTCTGGTAACAATAAGAAAAAGCGTTATCGTGGACAAGGTAAATAGTAGCAACGATCTTGTTACTTTATGGCTGCATTAATTTGTAATCTACCTTCTATTGAGGTATGGGTTCGTAAAGAATATCTCACCGATCATCAATCTGGTCATGGTGAATTTGTAAAGGGCGTTTGGGTATCGTGTAAATCGATACCTGGACGTGCTTTTTATTTTGAGACATACTTACCAGAGTATGCTGCAATGTATGATAAACTACCTATCAGTGCCTTTGTGGCGAACCCTGAGACTCCCTCACCTGATATGAACCTACCTAACCTACAATTCTGGAATTGTATGGACTACGGCGTTGTATCAATCACTAAGCAGTTTATTGGTTCAATGGATTTTGAGTGCTATACTCGCGATCATGGTATCATTAAAGGAGAATACATCTGTACGATAGATAATTATCATCAGGATTGTGATATGATTGACTATGCTACTAGTGAAAATCCTGCTGAACATAAGTCTCATAACTTAATTGCACTTAATAATGGACAGTATGCACTCTATCCAAACAATAGAATGCGTATTTTTGATAATAGTTTGACACCTGTTGAACCAAAGATGCCTGATTTTAAGGTATCAACACAGTGCTACCAGGTTGAAAATGGATTTGATCGACTTGGAATGGGTCGTGAAGATGAATACTTTTGGAAAACTGCAAAAGAACGTAAAAACGAAGATGAGGAATCTGAAAATGAATGACTTTCTAGACAATTTAGCTAATGATCAGCATCAAAAGATGCTTCGTGAGATTAATAATGACGATCTTACACCCAAAAAGCGTAATAAAAAGCAAGAAAGTGAGTTGTTTGAGACTCAGAGTGCTCCAGAACCACTTTATGAATGAGTCTTGACCCTATAAATAAGAAAGAACATGATATATCACCAATAAATAATGCCTCTAGAAAGGGTCAGTCAGGGTTTTAAGGATATAAGTGCAACGTTTAAGAGCAATCCTCTTACAAATGACGTTGTTGATCTTAAAAATGCTTCGGCTATCGCAAGATCTGTCCGAAATATTGTCATGACTGTCCCTGGTGAAAAGTTTTTTGATCCAGATTTTGGATCACGTATCAGCCAATCACTATTTGAGAATATTGATAACATCACTGCACTCACAATCAGGGATGAGATTGACAACTCCATCCGTAATTATGAACCGAGAGTTGATCTAAACAAAGTCATTGTCGATCCAGACTTTGATAATAATGGATTTAACGTAACGGTCATTTATAATATCGTTGGAATTGATATACCAGCACAAAAGTTAGAGTTTGTATTAGAATCAACTCGATAAATGGCACTAGTAAATTACGCAGATCTGGATTTTGCCCAGATAAAATCCACCCTTAAAGAATATCTAAGGAATAATTCTAATTTTACGGATTATGACTTTGAAGGATCTAATCTGTCAAGTATTTTAGATATTCTGGCATACAATACTTACTTGACATCATATAACGCTAATATGGTGTCGAATGAATGTTTTATTGATAGTGCAACATTGAGAGAAAATGTTGTTGCACTAGCAAGAAATATTGGATACAACCCAAGATCAAGAAAAGCATCTTCTGCTGTTATCAGTTTTATCGTTAATACTACTGGTATTGTTCCCGCACCAACATCAATCACCCTAAACAAAGGGCCAATCGCAACATCGAACGGTACTTTTTCTGGAAATTCGTTTATATTCTCTATTATGGAGGATATTACAGTACCAGTTATTGATGGAGTGGCAGAATTTGATTCTGTAGAGATTTTTGAAGGTACATATCTCACAGAATCATACACATATAGTTCAAGAAATCCAAATCAGCGTATTTTACTTAATAATGCTGGCATTGACACCGATTTAATTCGTGTTCAAGTAGGAACAAACAGTGGTAGTTCAAAACAAACCTATGTAAAACAAGATAGCCTCTTTGATATTAACTCTACATCACGAGTATATTTCTTACAAGAGGTAGAAGACGAAAGATATGAACTTATTTTTGGTGATGGAATCTTTGGTAAGGCATTAAGTGAAGGAAATCTGATAACTATCAATTATTTGACCACAACTGGTGGATCTTCCAATGGAATAAACAACTTTACTTTCAATGGAAGAATGACTTATGTAAGAAATGCTATCACATACACCATTTCTCAGGGTATTTCTCTTCTTTCCACTGATATTGCTGCTGGTGGTGGTGATGTTATTGAAAAAGTAGATTCTATTAAAAAATTCGCACCTAGAATCTATGCATCACAGAATAGAGCACTCACTGCAAATGATTATGAAACTTTGATTCCAGCAAAGATCTATCCAGAAACTGAATCTATCTCTGTATTTGGTGGAGAAGAGTTAATTCCTCCACAATATGGAAAAGTTTTCATTAGTATTAAACCAAGAACTGGAGAATTTCTCCCTAATTTGGTAAAGGAAAATATTAAGAGAGATTTGAAGAAATATGCGGTTGCAGGAATCGTTCCTGAAATCCTGGATCTCAAATATCTCTATATTGAAGTAACGTCGAAGATTTACTATAACTCAAATCAAGCAACATCTTCTGCTGATGTTGCAACAGCGATTCAGAATAATGCAATTAATTATGCAGAATCAACTGAACTCAATAAGTATGGTGCTAGGTTCAAATATAGTAAATTCCTAAAAATTATTGACGAGAGTCACGAATCTATTACATCTAATATCACCACTGTATCGATGCGTAGAGACGTTAGGGCTGCCCTTAACACCCTTGCAGAGTATCAGGTAGGGTTTGGTAACCAATTCCATATTCAGAAGATGAGTGGTTACAATATTCGTTCAAGTGCATTTAGAGTTGCTGGAATTCCACAAAATGTATATCTAGGAGATATTCCAAATACTAATAGACAATCGGGAAATTTATTCTTATTCTCTCTTGGAAACCCTCAAGCTCAAGATCCAACAATTTTAAGAAGAAATGTTGGAAGAATTGATTATGTAAAGGGAGTAATTACTTTAAATCCGATCAACATTCAATCAACTCAAAAAGTTATTGATGGACAATCTGTTATTCAGATTGTTGCAGTACCGCAATCAAATGATACGATTGGTCTTCAGGACTTGTACTTGCAATTAGATATTAATAGTAGTTTGTTTGAGATGGTGGTTGATCCGATTGCATCTGGATCTGATCCATCTGCATCAACATATATCGTTTCTTCCAGTTACGATTCAAATAGAGGTTTGTTGGTAAAACCATAAAATGACACAGACTAGAATTCCTTTCCAGACAATTGTAAAGAGCCAACTTCCCGAATATATTCGGGACGAATTTCCTCTTTTGGGTGAATTTTTATCCCAATACTATCTCTCGCAAGAATTTCAGGGAGCACCGGTCGATTTAATTCAAAATATTGATCGTTATATCAAACTGAACAATAATGCCAATATTGTCAAATCAACTACGTTAAGAAGTGATATTAATCAGTATGAAAGAACAATATTTGTCGGCAATACAAATGGATTTCCCGATCAATATGGATTAATTCGTATTGATGATGAAATTATCACATATACTGGAAAGAATAGTTTTAGTTTTACAGGATGTATCCGTGGTTTTACTGGATATGTAAAAGAAAAGTCTAGAGAAGTATTTTCTTTTGCAGAAACAAGGGCAGTTTTACATAAAGCAGACGCAACTGTTGAAAACTTAAGTATAGAGTTTTTATCTAAGTTTTTTAATAAAGTAAAACATCAAGTTCTCCCTGGTTTGGAGGATAGAACTCTCTCAGATAAAATTGATAAGAATCTTTTTATAAAGCAGTCAAAAGATTTTTACACATCTAAAGGCACTGATAAGTCTTTTAAAATTTTATTCAAAGCTTTGTATGGAGAAGATGTTGAAATTATAAAACCATCCGAAAATCTCATTACACCATCGTCATCTCTTTATAAAATCACTAAAGATATGATCGTTGAACCCATCAGCGGCAACGTCATGGATATTAAGGGATATACGGCATATCAAAATGAGTTCAGTAATATTATTTTCAAATCATATGCTCCTATTACTGATGTTGAGAGAGTTCTTGTTGGTGGATCAACCACAGATTATTACAGAGTAAGTTTTGATGCAAATTACTCCAGAGATCTTCAATTTGATGGCGCTAAGTATGGAGAATTTGTTTCGCATCCTAAAACAAAAATAATTGGAGATTATACATCATCAGCAATAACTTTTGATGTTGATTCAACTGTAGGATTTCCAATTTCTGGAGAACTGACTGTTGTTTATACAAACAGAGACGTAGGAATCGTATCTTATACGTCAAAATCTTTGACTCAATTCTATGGTATTACTGGGATCGAATCAACGATCGATAATAATACTACTGTTGGAATTAATACATACATGACAACAGACTTAGTTGATGGCACAACGGTTTATATGAGAATTGTAAATGTTTTGAGTGAATATCACGTTGGCGAACAAGTTGGTTGGGTAAAAGGTAAACCATATTATGGGCCTTTTCATATTCATAAGGGTAGAAAGATGGTTGGGGCAAAACATGTCCCAACCCCCCACGATTACATATACGATACTAAACAAGCAAGTTTGCTTGATTATGGAATAGAGTACGCTGCTGCTTCTACTACTACTACAGATTACAGCACTTCTTCAAGTATTTCTGCTACAAATAGTACAGTGTCTAGTACTTCCACTAGTTCCTCATCTGGCGGTTCTGGCGGTTCTGGCGGTGGAGGGGGTGGATACGGTTACTAAATAAGTAAAAATGTCAGTCTAAAGGCAGATATGTCGCAGCAGTTGAATAACAGATACTACGAAACGGGCGATACGATCCGAGTAAAGACTCTTGGGGTGACAGCAACAGATGCTGCTGCTAATACTTGGATTTTAAACGCTGCAACTACCTACAAGGTAGAAGAGATTGAAAAGATCAACTCTCAAAACTACAGATATAAAGTTACTCTTGATAATCCCCATATTTTTAGAATTGGGGATACTATCACTATAACTGGTAGCAACTATAAGGAATCTTCTAAAGTATATTCCGTAAATAATGCCACTCAGATTACAATTGGTGATCAAGGCAATATTGATAGTGTCTCTGCTGATTCTCTGAGAATCAGAAAAAATATTGAAAAGGGGACTGCAACTAATTACGATATTAGCAATATCGCCGCAAACGTTCAGAACGTATATAAAAAAGGAACTTCTACTCTAGTCGCTTCTTCCTCAATTCCAAATTTCTGGGGAGATGAACTTGGGATCAAAAATACTAAAATCAAATTTAGTGGAACCTTCCCATCAACAGGAACTGCAAAAACTGACACATTTAAAATTCTGTCTAGTGGTGACCATGGTTTTTACACTGGCCAAGTAGTTTATTACAAACCACAAGTTGTTATCACAACCAGTACCGATATTGATGGCAATACTATTACTACTGAGACCACTCAGACTGGTATTGCTGAAGAAGGAATTTATTTTATAAAGAGACTTGCAGACACTACTTCTATTAAGTTAGCTCAGAGTAAATCACAACTCTTTGACGGTGATTATATTACCACAGAACCAATTTCTGTGACCGACAACACTATTGAACTCTTTATTAACAAAGACAAGACTTTAGGTGGTCAAAAACTATTCAGAGAGATCCCTGGTCAGAATAACGATCTAAATGCAACTGTTACTGAACCTGGATCTAAAAATGCCATTCTCTTGAATGGAGTAGAAATTCTTAACTATAAGTCTCTTGACAGTCTTAACTATGGAAAGCTTGAGTCAATTAGTGTAGACAATCCTGGAAGTGGATATGACGTTATTACTCCACCAAATTTAGTAATCAGTGATAATACTGGAATTGGTGCGACTGCAAACGCAATTGTTAGTGGTTCGTTCAAAAGAATCGATCTTGTATATCCTGGATTTGACTATCTTGAAGAACCTGTAGTTGAAATAAATGGTGGAAATGGAAAGGGTGCCAAGGCATTTGCCAATACTACTTTAATTGAGCATAATGAGAATTTCGGATCTTCTGAAGTTGATGGGCTTGTAAGCATTGATTCTGCATCAGCAATTGAATTTCCAACTCATCACAAATTTAGGAATTACGAGAAAGTAATCTATAAATCTAACAATCAACCTGGAATTGTTGGTCTAACAACAGGAGCATATTATCATGTTAATGTGCAGAGTGCCACAAACGTAAAATTACACAATACAATAGATGATGCCGTCGCTGGTATCAATACAGTAACCTTCACTGGATATGGTGAGGGTAGACATACTCTGCAAGCAACCGATCTTAAGAGAGTTGTTGCATCAATTGAGGTACAATCACCTGGAACTGGGTATCAAAATAGAAAAACGACCGTTGTAGGTGTAACGACTTCTTTAAATGAGTTCACAGTAAAATCTCATGGATATCTGTCTGGAGAAAAGATTCGCTATATTGCTGATTCAACTGCGATTAGTGGACTGACGGCCGACACAGAGTATTATGTCACTACTCTTAGCGAAGACACTTTTAAACTCTCTGATATTGGTCCTTCTTCAGACGTAGAGTTATATTATAGAACTAAGCAATATGTAAATATCACTTCTCCTGTCATAGAAGCACAGGAAGGCAATCATCATTTTAATTATCCGGTTATTACCGCAACTGTTGTAGGTAAGATTGGAATTTCTTCTGTTGGTTCAGAAACTTTTAAGGCAAGAGTATCTCCAATTGTAAGAGGAAATATTGAAGCCGTCAACCTTAGCAAAAAGGGTGTTGGTTATGGATCTTCCGAAGTTCTGAACTATATCAGAGAACCAAATATCACTATTCAGGTTGGATCTGACGTGCAATTGACTCCTGTTATTTCAAAAGGGAAAATTGTTCAAGTAATCGTTCAGAATGGTGGTAAGAATATCAATACGCCTCCTAAGTTGAATGTAATTTCAACTACTGGTGAAGGAAGCGTATTAACGCCTGTTATATCTGGTGGAAGAGTAACCTCTGTAAACGTTATTGGCGGTGGATTTGATTATGAAGTTGGAGATGTTTCTATTGAGGTAGAATATCCTGGAAGCGAAGCATCCTTAAGAACCCAAATTCAAAGATGGACTGTTAATGAATATCAAAGGAATCTTGTCAACGTTACCACCGATGATACTTTCCTTGATGTTGGTCTTAACGAAGAATATGGTCTTCAGGGAGTCAACTTATACGCTCCAAGAAATTTAAGAAAACTTGTATATCAAAATGCACAGGATGGAACGGTTTTATACAACACTCCCGATCTTGTTCTTGATAATGGAGTAGAAAAAACCACTTCTAGAAATCACTCACCAATTATTGGATGGGCATATGATGGAAATCCAATTTATGGACCTTTTGGATATCTGAAAAAGAATGGTGGCATTATAACTCAGTTGAAGTCTGGTTATAAGTTGAATTTACAGAGCAATAGACCTCCAACCTCAGAATTCCCAGAAGGATTTTTTGTAGAAGATTATGAGCATGTTTCTTCTGCTAGTGACGATGTTCTTGATGAGAACAATGGAAGATTTTGCATAACTCCAGAGTTTCCAAAAGGAACCTATGCATACTTCTCAACACTTTCTGAAATTCCCGAATCTCAAGGAGTATTTAAAGGTTTTAAAACTCCACAATTCCCATATTTGATCGGTAAGTGTCTATATTCTAAACCATCTAACTTAAACTATCTCAAATCGTCAAATCATGACGATTACATGGTTGATGATCATAGTTGGATAAGAAATACCAAATACTACAACCTTGAAGAGACTAACTCTTCTTACAGTTATGTTGAAAGGCCATTCAAGATGGTCAACACTCAATTATCTAACGTAACTTTTGCTTCTCCTGGCAGTATTACTGACGTTGGTATTTTGACAGGTGGAACAAACTATAAAGTCAATGACAAACTTATTTTGGGAGATGTTGACACCAGAGGATTCAACGCAGAGATTTTAGTATCAAAAGTTGGTGGTAAGCAAGTATCAAATATCAGTTGTGCAACAACTAGTATTGATTCTATTGAGGTTTTGCCTTCAGGTAAAACTGGAGAATACTTTTTCTATGCAGATTCTCCACACGGCCTTTTAAACCAAGAACTAGTCTCTATCTCTGGATTGAGCACGACTGCAATTAGTCTGTCTGGGGAGTATAACATTGGCGTTACTACTTCAATTTTAGTCTTGAGAGCAGGAGTTGGAACCACTGGAGCTACAGGATTGACAACTTACTTTGACATCTACGGTGTTGGTATTGATAATATCAAAGAGAACGATGTCTTTAAAGTTGAAGACGAAAAAGTAAAAATTCTGAATATTGATAAGGCATCTTCTAGAATTAGAGTTCTGAGAGAAGTTCTTGGAACTTCTGGTGCTGCACATACTGCAACTACTATCTCCTATGAAGAACCTAGAAAGTTCACTGCAAATGTTGGATTTAATACCACATTTGACTTTGTAATCAATAAAGAATTGTATTTTGAACCACAGAATACCTTAGCACTTGGTATGAGTGCTGGAGTAGGCATTGGAACCACTATTACCTTCATCAACCCTGGATCTGGTACAACCAACGTCTTCCTCCCAACACAGACGCTATACCTGCCAAGCCACGGTCTTAAAACAGGTGATGAACTAATCTACAGACTAAACAGTCAAGATGAGGGTATTGGAGTTTCTACTGCCGGAATATCAACCTTTGCTCTTGCCGATCAACAGAAATTATTTGTCGCTAAGATTAGCGAAGATCAGATTGGTATTTCTACTGTCAGAGTCGGTCTTAATTCTACTGGATCATTTACTGGAGTTGGAGCAACTAATTCGCATCAAGGACTTCTATTCTTCACTGGATATGGTCAAGGTGCCAATCATAGTTTTGTAACTAACTACCCTAATGTAATTTCAATTTCTCAATTTAAGAGCACTGTTACGGTTTCTACTGCTTCGACTCATGGTCTGACTGTTCTTGATAACGTTTACATTGACGTAAGACCTTCAATTACTACTTCATTTGCAGTATCTTATAATGATCATAACCAAAGAATTATTATTAATAAGAAAGACGTTGTTGCAGGTTCAATTGATGTAGTATCTGACGAAATTACGATTCCTGATCATGGATATCAATTGGGACAGTCTCTGATTTACACTGCTTCGTCTCCTGCTGGAGGATTAGTTAATGAAAAGATTTACTATGCAGTTATTGTTAACAAAGATAAGATCAAACTGTCAGAATCTCAGTTTGATGCCTTAAGTTCTGTTCCTACGATTGTTGATATTACTAGCGCAACAGATTCTTCGTTCTCACCAATCAATCCACCAATTAAGGTATATAAGGATTCTACCGTTGAGTTTGATCTTTCTGATTCTTCTCTGACGTATACTAGAAACTCTATTTCATATCCAGCATTTAAGTTTGTATTATACACCGACTCTAATTTTGATACTGAGTTTGATAAGACTACATCTGATGAAGACTTTGAAGTTCTGACCACAGGAACGGTAGGGGTTGATGGAAAAGTTACCCTGAAGACTAGTAATAAAATTCCAAAGACTCTGTTCTATAAGTTAAAGCCAATTTCTGAGGATCAACTCCCAGTATCTAAAGAGAATGTTGTTTGTGACCCCGAAGTAATTGGATATAACCAACTTCAAGTTCTTGATAGCAAATATTCTGGAAAACAGACTATATCGATTTCTTCTTCAACGTCATTTAGATATGATATCAAGTCAGTTCCAGAAACTCTTTCATATACTTCAAGCACTGCAATTATTAACTATTCAACTGATTCTTCTACTGGAATCGGTTCAGTTGCTGAATTGAAGATTACTAATTCTGGGGCAAACTACTACACACTTCCATCAGTTACATCTGTAACCAGTGGAATTGGTTCTAATGCAGTATTCCAACTTGGAAGTACTAATATTGGCACTATTGAGAAGACAAGACTTAGAAATATTGGATTTGACTATCCATTTGACAAGACTCTTAAACCTGCAGCAAAACTCCCCGAAATTGTGAAGATTAACTCTCTTGCAATTCTCAATGCTGTTGGAGTTACTTCTTATGGATATGGATATGGTTCTATTGCGCCTAAGGTCATTCTTCTTGATGGTGAGACTGGAGATTTGAAAGAAGAAGTTGATCTAAGATTTACTTTTGGTTCAAATCAAATTCAAATCGTAAATAATACTTTTGGAATTAATCCTGTAACGCCAACAATTATCCCAACCAACAATACTAATGGTATGGGAATCGGCACCATAACATATAATTCTAGTTCTAAAGATGTCACTGTAACTTTGTCATCAGGAATCACAACTGTTGGGGCATTCCCATTTGCAGTTGGTGATGAGATTATGATTGAAAGTACCAGCGTTGGTATTGCATCAACTAACCCACAGGGTGCAATTGAAATTGTCAACACTGGCAAAGGATATAACACTGATAACTATAACTATAAGTTATTCGTTATTTCTGGAGTTCAAGAAAATATTGGCGGAATAGGTATTGTAACATTCAGTCTTGATGGATATATTTCTGAAGGAGAACTTCCAGGAACTTTCAGTTCAACTAGATCTGCTGGAAGAATTATCCCTAAGAAGCACTTCCCAACTTTTGATGTTGAATTAACTACTACAGATTTTGTTGTAGGAGAAAATCTTATCACTTTAGAGAATGAAAAAGATACTGGAGTTGTTGAAAGATGGAATAGGCAGAATGGTTATTTGAAGATTGATACTTTCCGTAACTTTACTGTAGGCAATACTGTCGAAGGTCAGTCTTCTAGAACTAGAGGTGTCATTGCTAATATCATTTCCTCAGATTCGGAATACGATATTGAAGCTACTTCCAGAGTAGAATCTGGATGGGGAGATATTACTGGATTCTTGAATGATAATGAACAGGTTATTCAAGATAGTGATTATTATCAGAGATTCTCGTATTCTATCAAATCTAAAGTTGACTTAGAAACTTGGGATGAAGTTGTTGGTTCACTTAATCACACTTCAGGATTCAAAAGGTTCTCTGACCTAATTATCGAAAATACTCCAGAAATAAATCCCATTGTTGGATTAGGAACTACGCAATCTCACTTTGATCAGATTGTTGATTTTATCGGTTATCCTGATGTACATTGCTATGATAATTTTGATATTGTAACCGAGAACAATAAAGGAGAATTCTCTGATAAGATTTACTTTAAAAATAAAATTCTAACTGATTATGAGGAGTCTATTGGTAATAGAGTTCTGAACATTGACAACGTTGCTGGTCAATTCAATAGCAACCCAAGATCGACTAAGTTTAGTGAAATTGCCCGTTGGCCAATCGCAGATGCATGTGGTCACAAGTTTGTTACTTATATTCAAGATACAGACGTAACTGCAGAATCTCAGATTCAGATGGTCAGTGTTCTTCATGATAACCAGGGTTTTGGTTACATTAACCAGTATGCAATTACCTCTACTGAAGTTGAGTTAGGTTCCTTTGATTACGCTCTTGATGGAACTGATGGCGTTCTGCAGTTCTTCCCCAATAAGTTTGAGATTAATCCTTATAATGTCTTCACTCTTTCCTATAATATTGGCGCTGCAGTGACTAGCACTGATACACAAACTTTTGGTGGTGCCGTGAAGATTACTTCTAGTAGTCAGAATGTATCTGCTGGAACAACAACAAATATTGTCAGTATTGCCAATACATACACCGCAGCAAAAGTCCTTGTTTTGACCAAAACTGTTGATGATCAATTTGAATATGATGAACTCAATCTTATTAGTGACGGCACTACTGTAGATTTGGTTGAGTATGGCGAACTGTCTTCTATAAACCTAGATGCATGGTCTGGTGGATATTCAGGACTTGGAACATACAACGCATATATTGATGGTGGTAATATCAAAGTCGATTTTGCTCCAAATGTATCTGTTGCTTCTTCTGTCAATACGATAATTGTCGGTCTCTCAAGTATAGGAACTGGAATTGGTTCAGAAGGCCTTACTGATGCAGAAATCGGTGCTCTGCCAACATCAATCGCATCTAGCGGTTCTCCAACTGAAAATGCGATTGCAGAATATGATAATGCTACTTACAACGCTGCATATTGTATTGTTCAAGTATCTGACCCAGACAACGGCCATCATATGATGACCGAATTGTTGGTAATTGACAAACCAGACTTCAATGAAACTTATATGAATGAGTTTGGTACAATTGTTAGTGATACTGCTCCAGCAGCAGGTCTTGGAACCTTCGGTGCTTCAGTAGTCGGTGATGTTGTAAGAATTACGTTTACTCCTAACGAAAACATCAACACCGAAGTTAAGACCTACTACAACTACATGAAGTTTATTGATGATGGATCCGATTCTGTCAAGATTGACTTCACTAATGCATATATCGATACTCAGTATGGTTCATATGCAGGAACAAACGTAGATATTAAGAGAGCATTTAATATCTTGTATGGAGGGTATCAGGTATTTGAAAGATATCTTGATGCCAGTGATTCAGTTGCAATCGGTGCTAGCACAGATTCTGAAGTTGCAAATGCAATCACATTACCAAACCACTTCTTCGTTACTGGAGAACAGTTGACGTATACGACTCCAGGCGTTGGAAGTACTGAAAATATTGGTATTGGTCTGACAAATATTTCTGGTATCGGTAATACTGACAAACTTCCAGAGACAGTTTTTGCAATCAAGATTGACACTAACAGAATCAGACTTACAGATACTGCTACTAAGGCACTGGCACCGGTTCCAACTGATTATTTTAGTATTAGTTCCGTTGGTATCGGGACTTCTCATACATTCACCGCAAATGATCAGAATACTAAGTGTTTGATTGCAATTGATAACTATATTCAGTCTCCTGTTGTTGCAACGGCACTTACAACTTCCCTGAGTGATCAATTATTCTCAAGTCAAGGCAACATGTTCTTGTCTGGAATTGGTTCTATTGCTGGAGGAGAACTTCTTCAGATTGGCGATGAAATTATGAAGGTTCAGTCTGTTGGTGTTGGTTCTACTAATGCAGTAAAAGTTCAGAGAGCATGGCTTGGAACAAGGAGAGCGGGTTATGGAACTGGATCTCTTGTAACCAAAGTTCAGGGCAACTATAATATTGTTAACAACACTCTAAACTTCGTTGAGTCACCATATGGTAATATTCCTATTGGTTCAACAACAAATCCACCTGATGAAAGAGATTGGACTGGTATTAGTACAAGTTCTACTTTCCAAGGAAGAGTATTCATTAGATCTGGAAGTCCAGGATCTTCAACAAAGACCTATGGAACCAACTATATCTTTGACGATTTCTCTGATCAGTTTAACGGGACTAATGATACGTTTGCACTGAAGTCTTCTGGATCGAATGTTACTGGATTTGAGAATGATAATGCTGTCATCTTGATCAATGATATTATTCAAATTCCTGGGCTAAACCA